CCCAGACACAAGCGATGACATGCTCAAGCATGGTGCGATTCATTAGATAGCACAGCAAAGCTGTGCATATATATAGGAAGCAACACCAAACCCAACCGAAAGGAAAACAAATGACAACAGAAACACCATTCACAGCAACAATCACAGATTACGTAGCACCAGATGTACTAGTACAACAACTCAATACAAAACTGACTGACCTAGAAACCAAGGTTTCTAACTATGCAAACCTAACACAAGAACACCGCAACAAAGTACGTGACTTGTACACACAACTCAATGACCTAATCGCCGACAATGATGGTGATAAAGAAAGCACTATTGCTTTCGGTGAACTATCGGACATACTCAACGAGGTATTCGGTAATGAACTTGTGTTCACCAAAGACTACGAAGTACAGGTTCGATATACCTTGTACGCAACCTTCAAGGTGACAGCAGCATCAGAAGATGATGCTCGTTCAATCGCAGAAGATATCGGTATCAGTAGCGACCCAGACTGGGACATCGATGGAGAGAACACAGAGATAGACACATGGTCTATCGACGAGACACGTATCGACTACATACAGGAGGCATAACATGAGAACAATGACACTAGTACCACGACGTGGTGACCGCTGTAGAAATGGGGCGGTCATCATAGATATCAAGCCAGCATGGGACTCATCTGGCTACATAGCTCTCTGTCTATGGACAGAGGACAGACAGACCACCGAACCGTACCAACGTACCGCTGACCCATATGTCACGTGGTTCGTACGTGTACAAGAAGAAGGCATCGTCTGCTATCAAGGTCATTACCATGACCAACTCTCCGATGCAGTTGTTGACTTTGCCAGCCGTATCTGAGAAGATACTTCCCAACCAACCCGACCCGAAAGGAAATGATATGACAACACAAACAGCCCGACGCCAAGCAATGAACATTGCTGGCTATGAAGTAACAGCAACATCTGCACATGATGCAGCAGTACAAGCAGGACTTGATTGGCAAGTATCACTTGCCGATGTCGAAGCACTAGCACTAAATGATAACGGCGTTAGCCGTCTCGAAGTACCCAATACATTCGCCACTATCCGTACCGATAAGGACGGCGGACAATCTGTACTAGGTACAGTTGGTGGTAGATACAAGGTGTTCCAGAATGATGAGATGTTCTCAGCGCTGGATGCACTAGTCGAATCTGGTGAAGCCAGATATGCAGCAGCTGGTGCGCTACGTGGTGGTGCTCAAGTCTGGATGACACTTGCACTTCCAGAGGAAGTGAAGATTGCTGGTGACCCACATGCTGCATACCTACTAGCACGAACCTCTCACGATGGGTCATGCTCATTAGGTATTACACCAATCGTTAACCGATTGTTCTGCTCTAACCAAATCTCTGGCATCTTCCGTAAGGATACGAAGTATTCCTTGCACCACACAACCAATGCCAACCTCAAGGTCAATGACCTTCGCAAGATGCTAGATGTAATTTATACTGGCATCCATACATACGAGTCTGTTGCTGACCAGTTGTTAAACACAACTGTAACTGACAATCAGGTAGAGGAAATCTTCAAGAAGATGTGGTCACTACCAAGCACAGTCGAATCAGCACCATACTTCCGTCTCTCCACAGGAGAGAAGCGCCAGTTCAACAAGGCAACTGAGGCTCGCTTCGGTGCGATGAGTATCTATCAGGGGTCTACTGGTACACAGGAGAACATCAAAGGCACAGCCTTCGGTGCGTTCCAAGCAATCGTTGAGTACATCGATTGGTTCAGCCACAAATCAACAGCCGTTCGTGCTGAACGTATTGTGTCTGGTTCGTTCGACCGTACCAAAGCGAAGGCTCTTGAACTAATCACGAAAGGAGTTTAACTATGACGGAGAACCCGCTACAGAAGTACGTAAATGAGTTCGACAAAGAGGTTGCTCAGCCTCCGCTATCAGCGGAGGATGGGCAGTACCTGCTCAAAGCTTTAGATTACTTAGCAATCTACTCAGAAAAAAATAATCAACCAGAACTGGTTGAGCAACCACGTCATGATGAACTAGAAGTAACCATGACTGACGTCATCCTCTACTCACGACAGGAAAATACTGATGGGTAAGATGCAAGACAGCACCACGTTAGTGGTGCGTGAGCCGTCGCTAATAATTAAACCTATCGCTGGGTGGTCGTGGTATTGTGGATACCACGATACCTACGGTATCGGTGATGATGAGGATGAGGTTCTCTTCATGGCTGGTGCTCACATGCACTACAAAGAAGCAGACGGTGACGTCTGCGAAATCACAACACGAGAATGGGAAGTGAGGAAGGAAGCATGATACATATCGATAGTGTCACAATCATCTGCGATTACTGCAATGCAGAAATAGAACGACGCACATCACGAGAAGCGCTCGAAGCTTTGGTTCAACACCAGAAGTACGTGCAGTGCATGAAGGAATACTGATGGCACGACCACGTCCGACTGAGATTAAGTTGGTTGCCAACTTACTAGACCCAGAAGGCAGCGCCTCCGAAAGTGCTAGCGAGTTAGCCGTAGAGATTATCGAAGCGCTGGATACAGCACGAGGTAAGCGTGACTCATACATACTCATAGCACAGCTGGCTCGATGGGCTCCAGTCCAAGCGTGGGGTGAGTTCAACACACAACTACAAGCGGAGAAGTTTGTTAAACACTTGGTCGCTGTAGATATAGAAGGCGATGGGGGTAGAGCACTCATCGTCCACCTTGAACAACCAGATAAATTATTAGAACGGATTGGAGAGTTAAAGAAATGATTACATTTCTAGTTGCAGTAACAGTAGGTTTCTTTGCCTATCGGTTGGGTAATAAGAAAGGCAGAGCCGATATGTATCGGCTGTGCTATGACGCCGAACAAACGAAAAGAGAATTCTTCTCTGACGTTAGTCGGTGGTAAGACGAAAGGCGGGGGATTACTCCCCCGCCTTTTCTTCTTCACGCGCCTGTGTCTGCATGCTATTCATCATCGTAATCCAATAGAGTTTATAGAACTCTTCATCGTAGGCAAACCGTTTCATATGCTTAACTCCAGCACCAGTATGTCCATACAATGGGACGCCAGCTTCCTTCATGTTCATGAAGAACTGGATATCCTCACCAATAAATCTATCCTTGCCATCGGCACCACCAGCATCTGTCTCTAAGAACAATGGCTTATCGCCATGGAATTCTCGTATCTTATCTGCTGCATTACGATGCATAAGTAAGAAGCCAAACCCAGCGTAATCAATCTTAAGTAATTGGTTGGGTGGCAGAGGATGGATGTATGACATCGTGTACTTGTCGTTCTCATCATGGGCTGTAAACAGGGCAGCGTATGGCTGCATGATGGAGCTTTCCATCTGCTTACTTATGTAATAAGTTCCGCTAACAACAGGTCGGTTGACTGGGTCAGCTGCATCCCAAACTTTTTGAAGCGCCTCGTTCGTAAGAACGATGTCGCTATCTACCCACAGTATCCAATCAAAGTCTGTCTGTTTGTGCCAGACATCGAACGCTGTCTCACGTTGTCTACCTATCTGATTACCTTGCACACGTTGAGCTGATGTAATCGGTAGACCTGCTGTTAACAGGGAGTACACCACGCCTTCCATGAACTTGCCATCTACAGTTCCGTTGTCACACCAAGTCAACATGATTTGGTTGTTGCTAGCTTTAGGTTTAACTTGCTTAGCAGGATTGCCTGACTTACCCAACGTTGCTACCTCCTGCCCATCCTCCACCTTTGAAGTGGATAGGTGCTGCGACAAACAGTTTAGTTAATGTGATGTTGCAGTCCACGCATTTAGGAAACTCTTCGCCATCTTTAATGTTGTGTTCCACAACCTTGTCGCATGTAATACATTTGAAATCCCATGTTGCCATTAGTAGGGAGCCCCTCCTCCAAGTAGTTCTGATATGTCTCGTATACCTCGTGCTGATATCTGTTCCACTCGTTGAGGTGAGATATCCCAAGCTGTAGCAATCTCAGTTAGTGGCTGGTCATGAGCGAACCGACTGTTAAGTATCCCCTGTGTACGTGGGTCAAGCTTCTTCATTGCTCTGTCAACATCGGCTAGCATAGCTAGCAGGTTGTTACCTTCACTCGCTTGCTTCTTAGCTTTGATGCCATGAACATCTGGGTCTAACACTTGGTTAGTTAGATGTGCATCTTCAGAGCCAAGAACTTTAATTAAGTTCTCAATCATTTCAATACGATAAAAGTATTCATCACCAAGTTCATAGCCAAGAGCACGTGCCTTTTCCTTGCGAGCATATCGCTCGCCTGCTCTACGCATGAAGGTGGAGAAAGCTTTGTATCCCATACGTCGCTCGTTCTCTTCTTCACGCATGAGGTACTCATTGACTTTGTCTTTACGTTTCCAAGCGTACTCATTCATAGCTTGCTTGATGTCTGACTGCTCAGCAAACCTGTGATATTTCTTAGACAGATTGTATGCAAGCGCAGATGTAATCTCATTGACCTGCTCCCAGATAGGGTGGTCGCGGTCGATGTCAGCCATGTGATTTCACCAAGTATTCGATTGACTTAAGCAGCAACGCAGGGTCATCACCTAACAAACCAAGGGCGCGATTATGGTTACTGCAAAGCAGTCCTCGTACCTTGCCACTCTTATGACAATGGTCAATGTCGAGCGCTCTAGCTTCGGGAGCCCTGCCACAAATGTAACAAGTTCCACCTTGCTCTTCGAACATTCGGTCGTAGTCTTCGACACTAATACCGTAAGACCGAATGCGAGACACACGTTGCTCTTCGTAAGTTTTATTTCTGTTGCGTGGCATACTTCTCCCAGATGCCTCGCTCTACCATCAACGCAATGATTGCGTAGTTGGCTATGTCAATGAAGCTATCTTCAAGTGCCTCGTTGTTTGGTTCGATACTGTTATAGATTAGATTCTTTAATCGCTCTAACTTATCTGACATACGAACCATCAACCCATTGGTTGCACCGCCAGGTGCATTCCAAATATTAAGTGGACCGTAATCGATTTGCTTCATGACCAAGATATCCAGAAGCTGGTCGTAAATTTCCTGAGCGTCTTCCTGGAAATTATCGATGGTTAATTTACTGGTTGCCAACGGAGCCCCTTCTAATCGTCTAACGCATTAATCAATGCGGTTAATGCTTGAGCTCCTTGGTCTACAATTATACTATTGATATCACTGTCAGGTGGTAGCGACACGCGCATAGCCTGTGGTATTGCATCAACTAATCTACGTGCCAAGTCTTGTCCTGGGTTAGACCCATCCTCTTTAACATCGTTGTCTGTGGCTACAATTACTCTGCCTATACCATCGAAACAACGTGAGAAATAAGGCTTCCAAGCGTTAACGCCAGCGACAGCGACAGCAGGATGACCAGCAAGAGTTGCAGATATAGCGTCAATCTCTCCTTCAACTATTAACACCTCCCTTACTGCGTGAAGTATTGCGCCTACGTTATATAGGTGATGCTTCTGACCAGTAGGTATCATGTACTTAGGGTCACCATCATCTATGCGACGGAACTTAAACCCAACAACACCAGCCTCGGTGATGTATGGAATGGATAGGTGGTGCTTGATTCTATCTTCATGACCAGCAGCAGGTTCTGCTACATACCCCAACAAAAATTGTTGGGCGCCATCAAGGATGCCACGTCGTTCAAGGTATGACTCCGCTGGTGAACCAGCTAATGCACCATGATATGTATGCGCTGCTTTAGTCCAGAGTTCGATGAGCTTGGGATTGGTTCTCACTTCTTCTCCTGTCTGTGTGTAATAAACGGAGGCGCAGTATACACATCATTACGAGCAGCAATCTGCATTGCCTGCTTCCATGTTGCACCACCAGCCAATGCACCAAGCGCAAAGCTTGAGCCAGACCCTACGCCATACAGCCCATCGTCACGTAAGTACACTGAGTAAGAGTCATCTATCTGATAGATGGTTCCATTAACTGCTAATAAAAATTCAAAGCCAGCATCAGCATCATCCTTGTCTGGCACATAGCCAGACTCCTTAATGCATTCTCTAATGCTTGGCGCAATTGTTGTAATCATATAATGATATTCATCTTTGATGTTGGCTGGGATTACTGGTGGTTTCCACACATGTTGGATTACATCACATGGTTGCACATCACCAGCACCTGCGACCAGCCACTTGCCACGTTTGGTTATCTTCGTGACGATTGGGTGAGAGTAAGGTCTGTTACCTGCTGTGGTACGTGAGTCGGCTGCAAGAATGCAGCCGTTGTCTTGCTGTATACCAATGATAGTTGTCACAGCGATGCTCTCAATCTTGGTGGTGTCCACCGCCCACTGTTCTTCTTACGTCCACGAGTGGGAGCAGACTGCTGTGATTCCTTGCCAATGTTTTTCTCTGCCCATTTACGAGCTTCTGGGTATGTTAGCTTTTCACGAGCCATGATTATCTGTATACCAGAACCACTTCCGTTGCATGCATAACATACCCAGACGCCCTTGTCTGAGTTCACCGAAGCAGACTTACGAGAGTCATCATGTACAGGACACAGGATTGATTTCTCTCCGCCAAGTGGCAGGGTCAATCCGTAATGATTAAAGACTGCTTCAAGGAACTCAGGCTGATTCATTTTCTAATACCAATTCCTTTCCTGATGGAACCTGTACGCTCCGCACCAAGTGTCGTAACGATGGAGCACATACTTGTGTGCTTCTTGTGTTTGTTTCAGTAATGACCACCCTGGTTTTCCCCAGAGTAATTGCCATACTCCACGTGCTCCACTCGATTTGTTGAGTGAGTCCACGTTGTATCGGCTCTCTTTGTACGCTATGTCTAGCGCACACTGAACCTCTTTCTTGTCGGTTGTGATTTGTCCTAACGTCAGTTTCACACGTTCCCGCTTGTCGGTTGTTACCAATAAGCGTTTCTCGTATGTCATCACTGGCGATAGCGCCATACTCGGTGATGCTAATTGCACACCTGAGAATAGGAGAATCACTATTGCGAACCGCATAGTTACCTCTTTTCATTTTATGAGTCACTGTCACTGTCTCACTGATGTCCATTGTAACCTGCCTGTTTTAGCAGATTGACCCAGAGTTCCGCAGGCATTACTGCATACGACTCTGAGATATTAGAAGTGCCACGCTTCTTGATTAACACAACGCCTGTCTCTGCATCAGCATGTGTCATCTCATCCTCTAGCTCCCGAAGGTACTGAGGAATTCTTATTGCTTTCTCATTCTTACATTCTATAACAACACCATTGATTCCATCAATGTCACCAACATCATCATGTCTACCCGCACCGTATGCACGTTCGGCACATGGGTATCCCATCTGACGTAACCACTTAACTACATCTCGTTCGTACTGTGAGCCTTTGCGTTTCTGTGGTGTGGTCATGAGTACTCCCCTGGGATAATTGATTCCAATGTTATGTTTAGCTTCTTGCGTATTGCCATTCTTTCACGTGGTGTCATACCACCCCATACACCATGACCTTCGTGGCGTACTCCCCAATCAAGACAAGCTTGTCTTACTTCACAACCAGAACATATCTTTCTAGCAAAACTATATATTGAAGTGTCAGTTTCGTTACCCTCTTCTGGGTAAAAAAATTCCGTACCGACTTCTCTACATAGTGCTCGTGACAAGTCTGGAAATTCCACTGCTACTCCTTAAGGTCGACGTTTAATTCTATAAAGATTTTCCCAGTACCCTAGTGCAACCTCATCGGTCACCGCAAGGTGACGCCACCTTTTTCTTTTCTGCATCCCAAGGTATGCAAGTACGTGCCACTTAACCCAAGCACCACGTAGATATACAGCTGGCTTAATCATTCTTTAATTCCTTCATCACATCTAATAAATTCTCTACCGTAATCAGATAGCCTTTGCTTCTGTTCGGTGGTATCTCACAAGTAATCTCACGTCCATATTTCTGTATGGCGTGACGTACGTGACCAGTTGGTACCATCAATACGCCTTGCTCTAGAACGAAAGCCCAGTAACTAGCCTTCGTTACAGACAGACCTGATGGTTCCCACGAACCAGAACGTTGGTACCAGCATTCAACTTCTATGTATAGGTTGTTAGTTGCATGCCACTTACGGTCACGTTTAACTTCTACTGTGCCACCTTCGGTCAGCAGTTGCTGAACCAGTGACTCACCTTCTTGACCGTATCTAAAATCTAAATCAAATGATGATAGATTCTCTACTGCCATTGGCTCATTGTCCTAGCGCGGAACAATTCTGCTGGCGAATTATAGAGAACCATCTTGCTTGCTTCCGCTGCTAGAGATACATAACTCTCTGCTGTCGGGTCTGCCTTGCCATGTCGGTTCTTAACTACAGCAACACGATAACTATTGGAAGAGCTATCCAGAGCCACCGAAAGGACCAACTCTGGTAGCGCTGCCACCTTACCCATCAACGCTTTACGTGGTGCTGGGTAGTTCGGCTTAGACATCTTTTCATTCTCGGATACGTGGTGTAGGACGATGAATGCCGATTCATATTCACGTGCCATGTAGTGAAACGCTGACATGGCATCACGTAGTGCAGTCCATTCGTTATCACTAGCGGATGCTACGTTCATTAAGTTGTCTACATATACAGCAGCAGGAGCCGAGCCATGTAATTCAATCCACGCTTCTATCTCCTCTTCAATATCTTGAAGAGAAGGTGCTGGGTCGAAGGCGAATCGTACATGGCTGGCACCTTCTGCTAGTGCGTCCTCAAGGAGAACACTTGCTTCAGTATCCATTAATCTTTCTACATCAGCGACATCTTTATTCATGATGATTGCACCTGCACGAGTTGCAATCGTACGTGAGTCAGAGTCTGCTGATATGTACAGAGATGGAACCTTTGATGCAACTGCGTACCATAATGCAAGTAGTGTCTTACCTCCGCCTGGTTGACCTGCAATCAAATGCAACTGCGCTTGACGGAAGACCACCTGACTGGCGGTGAGTTGAGGTAGGATTTCTGGTAGTTGATGACCAGCTGGTGACTCGACACCCACTACTTGCAATAGGCTACGCATTACTTAGTCCAGATTGTTTCTGCTTCTACAGCACCTGGTGAGAAAGGCTTTGGTCCCTTAGCTGGGTCGAACCAACCAACGTATGCCTTGCCTGCTTTTGATACGCCCTTCTTCTTGGCGTACTTGCCACGTCCGTCTGGTAGGTCTGGTGCATCTGGATGTCCATATGTCCACTCGTTACCATACTTATCTTTAACTACCTCGATTGCTTGAGGTGTTGTTGTCACAGGCTGTGGGTTAAGACCCGCTGCCTGTAGACCAGCGATAGCTTGTTCCATGTTAGGAGCATACGCTCCTCCATTTGTGCGGTTAAGCAACATAGCTTGCAGACCTTGTGCATCAGTGATTGCCTCGACTGCTGCGGTTAGGTTTGCTTTGAATTCAGAAATGCTGTTACCTCGGACGGTAAACAAATCATTTCCGTTTAGCTTTCCTGTAAACGAGAACATAGATTCAGTCATCTACTTTCTCTCCTTTTCTTTCCCTGTTGTTGGAATTTGTAGCGGGAAATCTTTGCTGCCCCATGCTGGACACTTATCCATAAACGAACACATCTTGCAGTTTTCACCAACGAATGTTGGGAACCAACCTTGCAATACTGAGTGGTTCATAGATGCGAATGCATGTTCATAGTATTCAATACTCAGGTGGGTTAAGTCAATCAAATCACCAAGCTCACCTTGGCGTGTCATAAAGAATGCGCCCCACTTGGGACGGATACCAAAAATCTTTTCAATACCACTGGCATACAATCCATTTTGGATTACACCGAATGGCGTCCTGGAACCAGTTTTGTAGTCAACGATAACCAAGTCTTCCCCTACTTGATATACCGCGTCGATAATAAATCTCACAGGTGTGCCTCCGAAATGCACATCTGCGGACCACTCGATTCCAGGACGACCATCAGGCATAGTAGCAATCTGCCAGCCAGATTGCAACACCCATTTTTGGTAGGCTTCTACCTGCTTGAGCCCATCGCTTTGCCAGAAAGCTAGGTCTTCCCCATCGGGACGAGCAGCGGTCTTGCGACCTGCTACCTTCCACTCTGTGGTAGGTAACCCTGACTTCTCTTCTACATCTCTTACTTCGGCATTGAATATCTCAAGCCACTTCTCAGTTAAACTCATCGTCTTCTTCCTCTGGTCGGTCAGGCTTCACGTAGTCTGGGTGGTCGACTGGTGTGGGGGTTGTCATAGGAGAACCGCAATCAGCACAGAAAGAATCTGTGAACCACATGACCAAGTCGTAGTCTTGGAAGATAGCCCTGATAACTTGAATGTTGGAACCGCAGTTCACGCATTCGTTACTAGGGATACCTCGTTGGTCAATCAAGTTTCTGTTGCTGCTTGTAGAGCTCATGATTCAACCATTCCAACATAGAGTGGACGGCAGAGCCAGCAGCAAGATACACTGCAGGCTTCTCTGGTACCATGGCTACCTTACTCAAGTAGTATTTCTGAGGACAGGATTGCCAGGTTGTTAGCTGACTGTAAGACCGATGCGGAGGAAGTTGATTCATACCGTATATCATATCAGTTGTATTACCAATCTGTGTCATAAGACACGCCGTTTATTTTTACCAAGTATCTGATAAGGTTGAGGGGTGGAGGGCGGGAAAGGCTTGCCTGATGGCAAGCCGTGGTGATTTAGGGAAATAAAAAAAGAGGGGGACAATTAAGTCCCCCTCTCCTTTTAGCCCTACCATTCTGGTGGAGCAACTGCGAGCGCATCCAGCGTGGCTATATTGATGCACCCGACTGCTGGGATGGAAAGCTGATGCTGCAACCCTCTTAGCAACTCGGCAAGGGGAGCATCTAACACATCATCGCCAGCAACATTAAGAGCCAATCGAACCTTATCGACTAGCTCACTTCTTTCCCCTGGTAATACCAGAGGTATTAACTTGTTCTCTTCCATTATTGGATAGCTTGCTCCGTATCAATTGTCTGCAATTGAACCGTAACAATTCCACCGAACCCACTAGCAAATGATGGAGGAGAAGTCTGCTCGAACTGGATAGCTCGGATAGTACAGATACGTTCTTCCTCTGATGAGAAGTCTTGATACAAGACTGCTCCACCATTCTGCTCGATACGTTCTAGATATTTAATTCTTTCCCAAGGGTTGGACACACGAGTCACACCATTGGTATCTCTCTCTTCTTCAAAGCACAGCAATGGAACAGTGATTGTTCTAGAACGTAGAGGAGCAGGCAATGCACGACACTGCCATTCTTCTAGCACTGGTCCAACTGTTGCACTGCTTGTACTACGAGAAAGATTGACTGTAATTTCAAAGTGGTCTGCTGGTGATAACGCAGCAGATAACTGCACATCGTTGGACCCAGTTAATGGGACAGAGCCGATACCAGATGAACGACCCTCTTGGTCTTCAACCGTAAAGTTAACTGTTCCGCCTTCACCTGTAGCGCGGATAGCAATAGACACTGGCTGCTTCTTTTCTGCAGTACCCCAGCGAATCCAACCAGACTTTAAAAATCCAAATGGTTCCAACTCTGTTGCTGATTCAATCCATACACCAGATGTAGCGGTAATAAACTTGCGACCTGATGTTCCAATAAAAGCAACGCCAGTTGCAGAACCAGCAGATATAGACAAGTCGGATGCGTATGCATAACCACTACCAATTGGTGTACCTAAATCAATACGCCATAAACCAGCGGTGTTGTTATACGTACGTGTGGCATATACATATGAATCATTGAACGCTACATCTTTTACTTCTGTATGGATAGTAAGTGGTCCATATGTAAAACCTAATCCATCGGTTGACTGAGTACCAATACGAAGACCAGAGCTGGTTGCTAGTACGACATACTCATTGAGGTAGGTTCTAAATTGGTTGAGCGTTTCACCACGTGGTAGTTCAGCTACAACGATTGGGTCTTTGATTGCTGCCAATGGTGATGCCTCATCAATGGCATGGCTGTGAATTCTTGAATAGATACCTACTGTATAGCCAACAATGATTGAAGAGTTTAACTCCGCAATTGATACATAAGTTAATGTTGAGTTAGGAAATGAATATCTAAGTTCTGTTGTGCTTACTGTCTTTGGTGGCGACGATGGGTTTCTGCTAAGTTCGTATGTGTTAGCTTCGCCAGAATCTAATTGAACACCAACTACAATTCTATCTTTGACATACCCGATTGCTTGGACAGTCCATGTTGTATTCGAGCTTGGCTTGTTCCAAATCTTACTAACAGCCATAGCTGTTGTAACGATATAGATACCGTCACTTGCTCCAACAATTCCAACAGCACCGTCGGATGTAAGCTTCTGTGCTATAGCACCACCAGGTAAACTAGTTGATGTACTGGTTGATGTTGACTCGTTAAAAAAGAATACGTTGCTTCCAGATATGTAGAACGTTCCACCTGTTACTGTAGCTGGGCTGCTTACCGACGCGGTGCTAAGATTAGTTGTCTTCTTAAGAAGTGTAAGCTCACCTGGTGTCCAGACATCTATGTTGCTTGACTCGTAGAATCTAAACAAGTCTGATGCATCTGCATCGTAGTAACGTGTACCCGCACCGAAGTGCCATGATGTAGCAGACCGTAGCCACCAGTTAGACAAAGAGTTTTCACCAGCGGATGAGCCCTGGTCGATACGTTCCTTCTGGTATGTAGTCGTGATACGACTAATACGGTTCTGGTCAGATGCTGCAGATAGCCATGGTGTATTACCGATAGCGTAGCTAGCAGCAAAGTCTTCTCTCTTATACTTTACAAGCGCAGTCGGAATCGACTGGCTGAGAATAATCGGAAGGTCACCAACGATAGCCTTGTTATTCGTTGCCACGATTTACCCCTACTTCTTAGATGGACAGTGCTGACAGCATTTAGATGTATCTTCTGCTGGGTATGCTTTCTTTACTGGTACTGCAGCAATAGCTGCCTTGACCTGATTAATAATCTTTGGTTGATTCATCCACCAAAACCATGGAGAAGTATCGGCAGCACTAGAGGCGTTAATAGAAATATGAAGATGCTTATTGTGAGGATTACTCCCAGTGTACCGTCTGTTTCCCAGCTTGGATTTTTCTTTAGACCAAATCTTTCCTTGGAAAATAAGATACGAAACACGCTTGTCTTCCTTAAGCTTTTCAAATATTTCTGCACAATCAATACCATTGTCTGGGTCATGAGTAAGGTCTGCTGCTAGCCCAGTATTGTGGTCCGAATTCGGACTCTGAGCTACATGCGCTGCAGATGGCAGAAGACCATCGCTTGCTTTCTTCCGCTTCGGCTTTAATGCCGTCGCTTGACGGAGAACAGCAAGAGCAGCAGGTGTGGCTTTCTTGACTACAGGTTTCATTCATGGCTCTTTCCAGCTACTAATTCATACAGGCTGTCGACGCGTCGTTCCAACCTATCGATTGAGTCACGCATCGAGCTGCCTGAATTTGGTTTCAATTCTGTGAGGTAGTGCTTTACTAACCAACGAACTGAGCCAGCAAAGCTGGCGACTATTGTGGTAACCGCTATTGCGATACCAGCCCATTCGTTGGCAGTCATTACTCTGCTCCGCGACCGAAGTCTGTTGAGGAACCGTCGAGCCACTTAAGAACTGGTCCGAGGAATCCTGTCAATGCTGCTGTTGCTAAGACCTTAAGGTCCGTCTGACCAGCAAGGTACAACGCAATCGCAGACGCTGCTGCTGCGCGGAACCAAGATAGTGCTGCTGATTGAAACTTTGCGTTCATGTTATCTCCTTAGAGTGCTGCGATTTCTTCTGGTGTAAGTCCTAGTGCTGCAAGCTTTGCTTCTGCTGCTGCCTTAGCTGCAGCCTTAGCTGCTTCTTCTGCTTCACGTTCTGCCTGTGCTGTTGCTGCTGCAATAGCATCAAGCTCACGCTGTTGAATCTCTTCAGGAGTCAAGTCAATATACTGAGTCATTCCTGTTGCTAAATCAACTACTAATTTCTTTGGTACATCTGACATTATTATTCTCCTTGGATGATTACGTGAGTAGCATCTGGACAAGACCAGGTGCAAGTTGCTTCGTCAAATACCACTGTGTCATGACACTCTGGCTTAGGTGCAATGAACGCATCGCGTTCTGTGTCGTAAGTAAAACCAATGCCAGCAAAGTTCTTACGGATGTTTCCATTGTAAGAAGTCTTTACCCAAGTTCCACCTAGTGAATTCATGAAAGCTTCGCCTTCATCTGGCTCGCTGTTGTTGCCAACGAGTACACGGAGAACAATGTTGTTCTCGTCAATCTCTGCCCAATGTGACATTTATATTCTCCTTAACTAGCCACTGGATATCTAATGATTACTATTCCTTGATAGCCATTACCGCCATCGCCTGTTGCACCACCGCCTGCATCTGACCAGTTACCGCCACCACCGCCAGAACCATAAGATGTTGCATTGGTTGCATTGGTTGAACCAAAGCCACCATTACCGCCACCTGTTCCACCAGTGCCACCAGTCTGCGCTCCACCAGCTGGGTTTTGACCGCAACCACCACCACCAGAAGAAACTCTCGTCATACCAGAAAGAGCACCAGCGAGCACTGTTGTTAAATTGGAATCTATTGATGACAGCAGCATTCCTTGACCACCGTTACCACCTACAGAAGCAGACGTAGAACCATTGCCTCCTGCTGCAGTTGCTCCTCCACCACCACCTGCTGAGTAAGTAGGGTAAGGACCATACCAACCAGAACCACCTGCAAAAGTGTTTGGACCACTAGCGGTTCCGCCAGCAGCACCACCGCCTGATGCAGCAGCACCACCGCCTGAGCCACCAGGTCCTCCAGGAAATACGTCATTACCTCCACCGTAACCACCACCATTAGCAGTTATAGTTGTATCAAGTCCACTAAAAACAGAACTGATTCCTGGGGAACCTTTTGCTGTTCCAGTATTTCCACCACCACCTGCGCCGATTGTGCAAACATAAGAAGTGTTACCAGTTAGTGCGTATGTACTAGTAAAATCATTAATTGCTCCCGCACCACCACCACCTGCAATATGAGCTCCACCTCCAGCACCACCACCGACAACCATAATTTTTGCATTTAACGAAATTTGAGGAATGAAATTTCCAGAAGATGTAAATGCGTGATACCAGAAAGTTCCATCTGTGGCAACAAGGTTGCCACCAGTAGCTTTTGGTGCAACTGTGGGTGTAGCGTTAAGAGCTGCTACGCCATATAAACTAAATGTAGAACCAGAAAGAAGGTTTCCATTTTGTGCAAAACAAGTAATGGATGTAATGGCAGCGGTTGAAGATTGTTGAATTGAACCTATAGTTAAATAAGCAGTTGTTCCATTATTTTCTGAGTTACCATCAACTGAATAAGTTTTTGCAACATCGCTTCTGTAGTTTGGTATGTATGCTTCTGCGTTTCCAAACATTCCTGATGTAGAACTTGCTGCTGGCAAATTGCAAACCCATGTTTGCTCGTATGTTGAATTTAGATTATATAATGACGCACCATTACCACCAAGAATTTTATAAGTATAACCACTGGTTGATGCATTAAGTCTTATTCCAAATCCATCTTCTTGCATAGCTCTTGTGCTTCTTGCGGAAGCAACAAGTTTTAAGTCTGTATAACCAGTTGTTGGAATATTATCAAAGACAACAGATGATGCGTTTTGTGTAAGTTGGATAGTTTCTAATAGAACATGATTGCTTGACATTATTTATCTCCCTTACTTTGCGTATCTAACAATGACAATACCTGAACCACCTGCTGAATCAGCATTTGCTCCACCACCACGATTCATTCCAGCAGCACCGAATCCAGGAGTTCCGTAAAGGAAGTTACGATTACCTCTACCACCGCCTGCAAAGTAATAAGTTCCAGCTACATTTTCACCAAAGTTTGTTGCAGCACCCCAAGATGAATAAGCAGATGAACCAATACCACCGTTACCATTTGTACTTGTTGCGTTAGATGCTTCGCCTCCAGCACCACCTGCTCCTCCGCCACCACCACCGCTTACTGCTCCTGGTGATAATGCAAAGGATGCTGAACCGCCAGCAAAACCTTGACCAGATGTTGGTGAACCACCAGCACCAGTTGAGTTGGTATCTCGCGCAGAACCACCACCGCCAGAACCACCGTTACCACCGTTGATTGTGGTTGCTGTGCTTGCGTAAGCAGCGCCACCGCCACCACCTACTGCTGCAGTTAATGCAGCAAACTGTGAGTTAGTCCCTTGTCCTCCGCCAGTATTTGGGTTAGAACCTCTTGTTCCACCACCACCAATTGTTATTGCATAATTGGTTGTTGTTAAAGATTGTGATGCATAGAAACAAAGTCCACCTGCTCCACCACCTGCGTGTGCAGAGCCACCACCACCTGCAATAACAAGAACGTCAGCAGTTAATGATTGGCTTGGAACAAATGCCCCAGAGAAAGGAAAAGCGTGATACCAATAAGTTGAATCTTGGGAAACATATCCACCGCTTGCTTTAGGTGACACTTCTGGAGCCCATGCTCTAATCCCGTATAGAGAAAAAGTAGAACCAGCACGGATATTTCCAGAAGACCCAGTTGCTACAATTGAAATAGAAGTAATAGCTGCTGGTGTTGCTCTCCATACTCCAGCATATCCGTTCACAAAAGTAGGTCCAGAGTTTCTAGACAACCAATTTTTGAATGTAGTTGTATTTGTATAATTAAATATATGTGTCGTCACTGGAGTTAGAAAACTTTGATTTCCATTTGATGGAGCACAAAAACCACCTCCAGTTTGGCTTGTGCCTCTATAAGCACTTGCAGAACTTCCATCGCTTTCTGCGACAGTAACTGAATAGTTACTGCCAGCATCACCGTTAAACCTTAAAGAAAGTCCTTGACCAACATTAGTGTTTGTATATCCAGTATGAGAAACCAAAATTAAATCTGTATAATTTTGTGGAATTGAATCAAACGTAACACTTGGAGTATTAGTTCCAACTATTTGAACCTGTAATTCATCATAAGTATTAGTTGACATGTTACCTTATCCCATACAATGCGAAGTGGCTATTTGCTGTTAAGTTGCCAGCTGAAGTCAGTGTTAGCGATTCTATTGCTTGCGTACCACCAAAATATCCAGAGCTTGAAACTATGAAAATTCCATTTGTGTTATCGTCGCGACCCGAAATTGACCGAACAACTTTTAGTTTTGAAGTTGAACTATAATCTAATATATCTGCAACTCCAGATGAAAAACAATTTGCTGCTCTATTTGAATTTGATATAGAACCTAAGAAAAATGAATCTGATGGAAATCCTACTTCTGACCCGATTCCTTCTGCAGCACCGCCATAAATTAAATGGTGTGCATAAGATGAGCTAATATCATTCATCCGTGCATACAAAGTATTTTGTGATGCGTCTGTATTTCTTGCAATCCAACGAATTTGTAAATGTTTATAATCAGCTGGAATGTTAGAAAAAGTAATTGATGCTGCAGACGTTGACAATGTCACGGCATTTAATGCATCGTACCCACCTTGTGGACTCCAAGGTGGTGTAAGGTTGCCACTAATACCAGAGGCAATAACTCCAGTTAGTATTGGGGACATTAGGCAATGTCACCAACCACGTAAAATACTGTGGCTGATTCAGCCACAACAGTAGCTGCTGAGTAACGTGCTCTCAACTTTGGAGCAGTTGCTGTAGCACCAACAGAGTTGATTGTAACTCCTGAACCTTGTGCAAATGTGACTTGACCAGCACCCTTTTGGATGACTGTGATTCTATCTCCAGCAGCAAACACTGATGGAGGAATTGTAATTGTAACTGCGCTAGTGTTGTTGGCTGTAACTACATTGTCCGCATCTGTCAATGCAAGAGTGTATGTTGTGCCTGTCTGAGCAGAAATAAAGTTACGCTGCTTTGATAGCGGGAATCCACCAGCAGTAGAACCGTCGTGTACAACGACTACTTCTTTATCGGTATCTACTGTAAGTTCTGCAAGCAATCCAGTAAACGATGCATGCTGTGCTGTTGTTCCCCGACGACGTTGAAATGCAAATGGCATTAGAGTGTTCCCCAATCTGAGAGGTTAGCCCAGGAGGCAACCGTTCCGTTATTTGTTAAGAAGTAACCATTAACCCCTGCCGAGATTGCTGGTATATATCCTGCTGCTGTTACAGCAGATGCTGCTGCAGAGGAAGCTGATGTTGCTGCTGATGCAGCAGAGGTTGCTGCAGCAGTGGCTGATGTAGCAGCGCTAGTTGCGCTGGTCGCAGCAGCGGTTTGAGAAGCCAACGCTGACGTTGCCGACGTTCCTGCGGATGTTGCACTTGTTGCAGCACTTGTCGCGCTAGTAGCAGCATTAGCTGCAACTGTTGCAATGTTTATATATGTTGTTGTTGTTGTATCTGGTGATGTAATGTCACCCATATCTCGTACAAGACCAGAACCAGTAAGACCAGTTACTGCAACAAAAGATGCATCTGCACTTGATGCCGAAGTAGCAGCGGATGCTGCACTTGTTGCTGCAGCAGTTGCACTTGCTGCTGCGGATGTTACAGAAGTCGCTGCTGCTGTCTGTGAGGTCAATGCTGAAGCAGCAGAAGTCGCTGCTGCGGTAGCTGAGGCTGCTGCTGAAGTTGCACTAGTAGCAGCAGCGGTAGCACTATTGGCTGCCGATGTAGCACTTGTTGCAGCCGATGTCGCTGAGGTTGCTGCTGCAGTTTGTGATGCTAACGCTGATGCTGCAGAAGTCGCTGCTGCGGTTACTGATGCAAGCATTGTGCTAGCACTAGTTGCTGCACTAGATGCTGAGGTTGCTGCGCTTGCAGCCGATGTTGCTGCTGCTGTCTGAGATGCTAGTGCTGAGGCTGCCGATGTAGCAGCAGCAGTCTGTGATGTTAAAGCACTTGCTGCGCTGGTTGCTGCTGCAGTAGCACTTGTTGAAGCAGACGCTGCTGAAGTGGCTGCTGCTGCAACTTGAGCATCAGCAAAGTCTTTACGTACTGCATCAGAAGATGATGTTGGTGTAGCAAGATTGGTAATTTTAAATCCACCAGCAGACAAGTCCGAACCAAGAGTTGCCGTGGTCAGAGTCTTGCCAGTAAGGGTTTGTGAACCACCAGTACCGACAACATCTCCAGTTACACCGTGAGCAGATGTTAGGATTTCGTGAGCACGTGAGTCGGTAAAGTCACGAGCAGATACACCGTGTTCTACGGTTGCACCAACGCCGTGTGCCTTTGCTGTGCTTCCGTCAACACCACGAGTTACACCGTAGGAAGAACCAGTTACCGAGTTAACCTGAACGATTTCTTCGTTAGCTGTATCCTTCTCAAGAATAAGAGTATACGGATATTGTGAAGGCAGACCTGATGGAGCAGCAAGCTGAATGCTTGCACTTGATGAATCGACAGCGCTTGAGAGCGTTGTCTTTGCAGCTGTAGAGCTGTAATAACGTGATGGTGATGGCATTCGTTACCTCGTATACTGGATTGTGTTTAGGAAGTTTGCCTGTTGCTTGCCGATTTCCTCCGACAAACGAACAGTGTAAAGTTGGAAAATATACTTAGCAGCAGTAGTAGAAGCACCAGCTGATACTGGTTGGTCTAGAGCATCTGCAGATACAGATACTGCTGTAACCTTTCCTGCGTCTACTGTTGATAGTAAACGGTACATGGCGCCAAGGCGAACAACATCTTCGCAAGAAGATGGAAGACCGCTAACGGTTAAATCTTGGTTATCTGTAATAACTGTTGGAAACTTTGTGTATTGAACTCGAACATCGCGACCAGGCATAGGTGATTCTTTTAGAATCAAAGCTTGCTTAGTTGTTCCAGTAGATGGGTCATAGTAGTTTGTGTCTAAACGCCAGTTCTTAATAATCTGCCATACACCAGTTGAGTCTGGTACATCCCATGAGATACCAGTGATATCTTCTAGAGAATCTGGCATGATGTATGAATAGTCAGAACCATTAAACTGGAATGTTTCATTTGCAATTACAGGGAAGTTCATTCCCTTGATTGTTTCTAGGATGGCTCGCTTGACTTGTGTACGTGGGAACAAAGGATTGTTACGTACGATAGAGCCAACGGCGTGGCTAGTTGCTGTAGTTCCACGCCATCCACGTCCTGCTACGGTTGCACCAGTACCTAGTACCTGAATGGTACCGCTGTCCTTAACGGACTTCTTTACATAAATTAATTCTTCATTAATCTCAACGATGCCTTTGCTAAGTGAGGAAGCATCATCTACTGGGATAGTTACATCGTTATCGTCGATGGAACTTGTGATGACTGTAACTGATTCTTGGTTTTTTACATAGGCGCCAACTTCGGCGATGGTCTGTTCTACCAATTGGTTTAGTGTTGCCATTACGCTTGTGCTGCCCTTCCTATTTTTTCAGATACTCGTACAGCTTTTTGAATATTTCTC